GCTGAGGAAACGCGTGAGGCGCTCGTCGCCGCGGAGCGCGCCGGATGCGAGGCCCTGGGAGAGCTGGATGAGACCAGCCTGGGCCTCGGTCGCGGAAGCGCCGGACAGGAGGACCGCCTGGTTGAGGCTCTCGGTGAACTCGAGTAGCTGCTGCTGGCTGACGCCAAGGTCCTTTGCTGCGAGGCCGACCCGGGCGTAGACCTCGGCTGTGCCCTCGAAGCTGGACCTGGTGCGATTGGCGATCGCGAACAGCTCGTCCGTCACGGCAGCGAGCTCCTCCGTGCCGTTCGTCACGGTGCGCAGGCGGTTCTGGATGTTTGTATAGGTGTCGGCCAGGTCTACGAGCTGCCGGATCCCGATCGAGAGTCCAGCGAATGCAAAGACGCCCCCGATCAGCCGGCGAGTGCGATCGAGGGTGCCGTTGATGCCTTCGAGCTCCCTCTTGACGCGGCGGCTCCCGGACGCCGCGCCTGAGGGGTCAACAATAACTCGTATGCGGAACTCTGCCAAGCCCGTTTACCTCGCTCGCCTCGGCCTCCTCCCCTTGGGCGGGGCCTTGGCCTCCATGTCCTTCTTCGCCTCCTCGCGCTGCTTTGCTAGGAAGGCGTCGTCCATGATGCCGAGTATGTCAGCAAACGCTTCGACCATGTCACCATCAAGACCAGCGCGCTCCGCGTACTCGACGCGCTTGTCCCACGGTATCGGGCCGTAGTCCATGCCGACTGTGCGGCAGGTATTGAGCCTTGAGAACGCCAGCGTGTAGAAGTCCTCCCCTGGCAGGAGGAGGGGCTCATCTATGTACCACTCCGGAAGGTCGCGGCCCTTCTCGATGGCGGCCTCGATCGAGAAGCCGTCACGCGATAGCCGCGCCTCCCAGAGGACACGCTGTGCTAGTCGTTTCCCGTTTCCTGGACGTCGACCGACGTCGAGTTGAGGAAGTTCTGCGGGTTCTTGGCGTACTGGGCGATGTCGTCGAACAGCCAGTTGGGGATTGCGCCGACGAACTCGCGGCAGTCCGCCTCGCTGAAGGTGATCGCCTTGCCCTTGGAGTCGAGCATGTCCTTCCAGCCCACGATCACGTACTTGGGGAAGAGCTCCTTGTCCTCGGCGCGGTTGTCTTCGACGAGGCCCGCTGTGATCTTGCCCGCCTGGATCTGCCGCATATTCCGACCGCTGCGCTTCAGCAGGGCGTTGAAATAGGGCTTGTTGACGTCCGTCGCCGGCTTGAGGACCAGAGTCGGGCTGACCCCGCCGACGTCGATCTGGTGGAGGGTCATCTCGGCGGTCGTGTCCGCCTTGACGTCCATGCTCTCGAAGTGTCCGAACTTGCTCATGCTGCGCTGTCTCCTGTATGTGCGATAGCCACAGATGAATGCCGCGACGGCGGCGCAGAAAAGCCCATCATTTTAGTGTACTCTTAGTGGGTGCCAGCGTATAAGGGAGCATCAACAAGGAGACAGTGACATGGCTACGATTACAAAGCACGCCAACCACCTCAACTGGGAGGTCCTAGAGACGCCCACCCACTTTGAGGGCCGCAGACTTGGCAAGCGGGGCTTCAAGCTCCATGCCCAATCCCACGAAGACCTCATCGCCATGATTGAGGACATTGATGGGGACGACGGTGACGCTGTAGGGGCCATGATGGGTCGCAATATCTAACAGCCCCTCTACCCCAAAACAAGAAGGCCCGCGGAGCGATCCGCGGGCCCTTTCTGTTTGCGCTGAGGACGCCCTTACGGCAGCGGCACCGGGATGATGCTGATGCCAATCGACGTGTTGAGCGTCGCGTCGCCGAAGGCCTGGCCGGTCGTGTTGATGAGCACGCTCTCGTTGACCGGGAGCTCGCGGTCGCCACCGCCGAGCGTCATGCTCGGGATGTCCACGCCGATCACCCCGTCGTCGTTCTTGAGGATGAAGTCCATCGTCACGGTCTCGTTGTCGCGAATCTTGTTGACCACGAGCGGGTTCGTGAAGAGGAGCTGGGCTTCCAGGTCGACCTCGAAGTTGCCGGTGTTCAGGTAGCGTGCGCCGAGCTGCGCCAGCACCTTCTCGGGGCTGACGTTGTTGTTCAGGTTCAGCGTGAGCGACTTGAAGTCGGTCGTGATGCCGTCCTCGTCCACCTCGGTGACGCGCAGCCGCGCGATGTCCGAGGAGGTGTTGAACGCGGCGGTCTGAACCGGCGTCGCGGCCGAGGATGCGTTCGGCTGCCGGGTCGTGGTCGGGTTTGCGGTGTCGATGCCGATCATCCCGATGCTGACCGTGGCCTTGTCCGTCAGCGGCAGGTTGAACGCCAGGGTGTTGGCGTAGTTGCCGCGGGCGTACTGGAACGCGTCGTCGGTGTTGCCCGCGGTGCCATTGCCCAGGCCAGGGAACGAGGCCTCGATCTGGAAGGACCGCTCGAGGAAGTCCGAGTCGGACACGGGCACGTTGCGGATGAACTCGCCGAACACGATGTCCACGTCCGTCGCCGGGTCGGTGCTGTCCGTGAACTGCAGCGCGGCGTCGACCTTGTCGAAGACCACGGCGTCGGCCGAGAGGGTCTTGACGCGAGCGTAGCCGTACATGTCGTTCGCGGCGCTGTTCTCGAAGGCGTTCTGGATCGAGCCGCCAGCCGAGGCGATCGAGCCAATGTGCACCAGCTGGCCCGCGGTGAGGCCGAGGGCGATGAGCTGCGTGCCGACGCCGGTCTCTGCGAGGGTGCCGGTCTTCTCGCCCGCGTCCCAGGTCCAGGTCACGGTGTCAGACGCCTGGATGCGCCAGCCGGCAAAGGACAGCTTGCCCGTCTGGCCGGTCTCGGCAGTCAGGGTGGCAGTCGGGACGGGCACCGCGGTGTCGGTCGTGGTGTTGGTCGCAATCTCGTGCAGGCCGTTGTTCGCGTCGGTGTCGAGGCCAGAGACCCACACCAGGGCGCCAGCCACGAGCTTCGAGTTCTGGCCGGCGACCAGGGCCGCGCTCAGCGTGAACTCGTCGTCCGAGCCGCCGCCGTCGACGACCGCGGTCACCGACAGCTGAGAGACATTCGTGTTGACGCCGGTCGCGAACACGAAGCCCTCGGCGAAGTCCCGGAAGACGGACAGCGTCAGGTCGTGACCGAAGTCCACGGCGCTGTCGAGGTCGGTCACGGTGCCCTTGCGGCGCTGCCGGTTCGGGCTGATGGGGTCACGGGCCACCGTGGTGATGGTGGCGCCGAAGCCGCCAATCTCGTTTGGCTCCAGGGCCGTCCAGGTGGCGGTGGAGTTGCCGTCGTTCGCGGTAGTCTCACCCGGGAGCAGTCCCAGGCTGGCCTCGATCGCGTAGTTGAGGCCGACGTTGTTAGTGAGTACTCGGCCCATGGCCTATCTCCTTCCTACTTGGTTTCGTCGAAGACGAAGTTGATTTCCACGACGGTCTGATACCACTTTCCGTCTGGGCCTGTCTCTCGCGGAATTGCGTCGGTGAACCGTACCGTGGTGCCCACGATACGTGCGCCCTCGAAGCCATCGACGACCGTCTGGGCCAGCTGCTTCGAGACCTTGGTCCCCGTCTTCTCGCGGACGTAAATCTGGACGAAGCAGGAGCCTGACCGCTCGAACTTGCGGTTGGCCGCCTGGCCTAGGGTCTCCTGCGTCGATGCATTGATGCGGCTGGAGAAGCGGGCCCAAGGTGCGTTGTCAGGCGCGGTGAAGTCCTCGTTCTCCAGGGTGTAGGCATGGCCCGTCGGGGTCCACGTGTCGATGAACCGCTGCGCGAGTGCCTCGTTCGCCTCCGTCAGTGTGGTCATCCGATCACTCCTCTACCGATCGACCGGATGCCCGCGACGATCGCGTCCTGCACGAACCCCTTGGGGGCCTGGTCGGACGTGCCGTCGTTGAGCAGTCCGATGTAGGGGACGCCGTTCGAGATGAAGACGTTCCCTCGGTCTAGCCTGTACCCGGTCAGGGAGGCGGTCCCGATGCTCTGCCAGCCCCGGGCGGACGTTACGCCCGCCACGCGGCCCGCGCGATCGAGCTCCGCAACCTCGTCGTCCGGTGCGGTCCCGATTGCCGGGATCCAGTTCGCTCGAGCCCAACCCGTATCTACGGGAGTGCGCTCGATGAGCTCCGCGGTCACGTTGATGCTGATGCGCCGGATGACCTCCTCGGTCGCGGCCTGGAGCAGCGCGGCGATGCGTACGGGCTCGCTCACTGGTTAGTCGGTGGCGTCATCTCCACCGTCTCCCTCGCCGTCGAGCCAGTCGTCGCCGTCGTTGTCCTTGGCCTCCTCGGCGGGCTTGGGCTTGTCCTTGCCCTTGCCCATGAGGCGGCCCATGAGGCCCGGCTTCTGCTCGTCCTCGTCGGCGGGCTTCTGCTCCTTGGCCTTTTCCTCCTCGTCGGCCTCTTCCTCCTCGTCGGCCTCTTCCTCCTCGACGGTCATCTCCGCGATGAAGTCGTTGAGGCGTGCGTCGCGGTCCTCATCCTCGAGGGCGTTCCACTCCTTGACCGACAGGCCGCTGTGGTCGTGCGCGAGCACGACAATGTCGCCGAGCCGGACCTCGTCGCCGTTGATCGTCAGCACGGCGTCAAGCGTGCTTGAGCCGAGGAGCACTTCCTCGACAAGTGCGGGCTCGGGCTTCTTGCCGCTGTGGGCTTCGGGCTTGTAGAACCCGTCGTGCTCGAGCATGGCGATCGTCCAGGGATGATCCTTCGGGCCGATGCGCCGACGCTGGTACAGGGACCGGAGGTGGTGCACACGGACCAGGTCGTTCATGACCGTGCCGGGCTCCGCAGTCTCGGTGCGCGAGAGACGGATGGGCCGAACAGCGACCTGCACGTCGCTGCGGCGGAAGATGGGGCGTCCGATACGTCCAGCCATGAGTTACTCCTTTATTGTGGCAAGCTGGGTTTTCTACCGACGAGGCCCCGACGTGCGCGTGGCACGCCGGGGCTGTTTGTCGACTTGGGGTCAGACTTACGAGGCGTCGGAAACGTCCACGAAGTAGTGACCCAGGGCGCCGGAGGTCAGGCGGTAGTCGAAGGCCATCTGGCCCTCGATGCGGTCCGCCTCCAGGGCTTCCTGACGGAAGCGCTTGATGCGCATGCCGTTCGAGGTGTTGCCCATCAGGCCCGTCCAGGAGAACTGGACGCCGGCAGTCGGCTCTTCCAGGCCCACGCTGTCCGGAGCGTAGTAGACCACGGCGTCGTCGCCACCGATGAAGACGTTCGCCTCGGCGGCGCCTTCGCCTGCGGTGTTGTACACCGAGTCCATGACGAAGATTTCGTCCAGCTCGAAGAGCTGAGCGAGCAGCGTCTTCATCACCTTCGCCGGCTGCGACACGGTCGAGCCGCCAGTGATGCGAGCCAGGATCTCGTCATTGTCCATCAGGGTGTCGTAGCCCTGGCGACCGATAATCATCTTGTTCGGACGATAGCCGGTCAGCTGGTGAACGCCGCGGATAGCGTCGCGCACGTCAGCGATGGGGTCAGACGCCGAGGCGCCCCAGGTCACGTCCTGGCCGGAGGTTGCAGCGGAGGTGCCGTTGAACCAGATGTTTCCAGCGACGTACGCGCTCTGGAAGAGACGCTCGCGACGGATCATCAGCTTGTGCGTGACGTACTGGGTGGCCGAGTTGTCGAGGGCGACACCCGGGTCCTGGTTGGCCCGCTGCCGATCGGTCACGTCCTTGTGGAACGCGTAGACCCGTGCGAAGTACGGATCGGTCGACAGGTTGAAGCCGCCGCCGGCCGACTCGGTGCCGTCCGCGCGCTCTTCCGCTTCATCGCGGTAGAAGTCGGCACGGTCGAACACGTAGTACAGGTCGGACTGCTTGGCCACGGGCAGGTTGGGCATCGCGCGGAGGGCGATGAAGGCCTCTGCGTCCTGCAGGAACTTCTGCGAGAAGTTCGTGAGCGGCCGGTTGACGTGGACGTCACCCGCCGTCGGGTTGGTTACGATAGGCATTTTACCCAGTCTCCTTTATGGGTTGGCGGGTTACGCGGTGGTGACGATCGGGCCGGCGATCGGCACGAAGGTGATGACCTCGCCGACGGCGCCACCGGAGAGGGCGATGCCCACCTCGCGGTAGTTGCCGGCGGGGACGGTGCCGCCCGCGGTCGTGGTCGACGCGATCGCACGGCCATCGTTGCCGGCGACGATGCGCTGGCCGACGGTGATGGTGCCACCGGCCTCGACCTCGAGCTTGCCGGAACCGGCGAGCAGGGCGACGGGGAGCACGGTCGACGCGTTGCCGAGGTCGGCCTCGCTGTCGTCGTACGCCTCGAGGGTGACGCCGACGATGTCCTCGCTCTCGCCGACCGAAGCCGGGAGGGTCAGACCGTCGGTCGCCGCGACGGTCACGAACCGACGCTGGGGGATGTCTGCCGAGGCCGAGAGGACCTCGAGCGAGACAGTGCGGACTGCTTCATAAGCCATGTTGGGTGTCTCCTTTGTCTGGCTCTGTTCTCGCTTCTGCCCTTAGCCGGCGACGGCCTTGTTCAGCAGCTCGGGGTTGGCCTCCGAGACCTTCTCGTAGGCGGTGTAGAAGTCCGTGCCGGGGTTGTCGGCCTGGTACTTCTTGGCGAGCTCGTCGAGCTGCGCCTCTGCGCCGGCGGCGTCGTCCGACTTCTGGACCGGAGCGCCCGAGGCACCGATGGTCTGGAAGGCCGGAGCCATCTTGGCGTTCTGCGCCTTGAGGGCGTCGTGCGCGGCGACGCGGACGGTGTCGTCCTTGATGCCATCGACCGCCTTCAGGATCGCCTTGCGGACGGCCAGGTCGCCCGGGAAGCTGGCCAGGTCGCCCTCGGCCCGCTTGGTCAGGTCGGCGTCTTCGGCGGCCTTCTGGAGGCGGATGCTCTCCTTGCGGTCCGCGTCGCGGTCCTGGGCCATCTTGACGAGACGGGGGTCGTCCGACTTGCGGTACTCGGTGCCGTCGTCGGACGTGAAGACCACGGGGTCGTCGCCCTGGGACTTGGCGGTCTCGGCGTCGGCGTCGGCCTTCGCCTTGGAGACGATCGCATCGCGCGTCTTGGCATCTGCCTTGAGGAACGCGGTGGCGGCGTCGTCATCGAGCGCCTTGTCGATGCCGTCGTAGTGGGCGCGGTGCTCGGGGGTCATCTCGTTGACCGCCTTGAGCGTTGCATTCTCAGCCTCGGCGGCAGCGAGGCGCTGTTCGGTGGTAGGTTCGGCCATGGTGGGTTCTCCTTCGTCATGGTCCTCGTTGCTGCTCGCCTTCTGAACTTCGGGGAGGTCGGCGAGCGGCACGCCTCCCAGTTCCATCGGGATGTGGTCCCAATCAGGATTGTCCTCGGCCTTGTTCATGGCCTCGAGGAGGACGTTCGCCATCTGGGCGGAGTCGATCGAGTGGGTGTGCCCGAGGTTCTCCGTCAGAGTGTACTGGCCGTCCGCGGAGCGGATGACCTGGTGATCGTGGCCGCGGTCGACGGCGCCGCCCTCAGCGGAGCCGGGCATCGCGGCGTAGTGGACGATAATCCGCAGCCCGTCGCAGTCGCCGTGGAGCGAGATGCCGTGCTGGTGACCGTCCTCGGAGCTCGTGGCCATGCTGACCAGGTCCCCGCGCTTGACCATCTCCTCGTTCGCGCCGAGGTCTCCGTCCAGGAGCTCGTCGACCGAGGCCTTCGAGATGTCAGCCGTGGCGTGCGTCTGGGCCGGGCGGTCGACGAAGCTGACCTCGCCCAGGCGGAACTTGTTCATCCGGCGGCGCGTGCCCTGGCGGTAGTTGCTCATGCGACGACTTCCTCTTCAATCCTGCGGCCCCCGATAGAGAAGCCGGTGTACTCTCCGCTGGCATACTTGGCCAGCACCTCCTCGTCGTCGGGGCGCATGCCGACCACGAAGCCGGTCTTGCGCACCTCGAAGCCGAGCGCCTTGGCGATGTCCTCGGTCACGGGGAACCCGTAGACCACCTGGCCCGCGGACTCGCCGCGGTGCATCACCTTGGCCATGCGATCGCCGGCCATGAAGTCGGCGGTCGCGTCAAGCATCGATGTCTCGGGAATGTGGTCGCCCTGGGTGTCGTAGTAGTCCTCGCCGTCAACCTTGCAGACGATGGCGTAGCCGAAAACGATACCGAGGGCCTGGTCGACCTTCTCGACCTTCACCTCAATCCCTACGGAACTGTCCTCGTCCGCCTTCTCGGTTCGATCGCCAAGCGAGTTTACCCAGTCGCGGCCGGCGTCGCCTCCCCAGAGCATCCACGTGATGGTCGCGGCGGTCGGCCCGCCGTCGTCCTCACGCTTATCGAGCTCGAAGGAGCCCGCGTTGCGCTTGAAGAAGTCGCCCATCCTCTTGGCCGTGGCCGCGCTGATGGGTTCGCCGTTGGAAAGACTTGTAGCCCGCTGGACACCGTTTCCGACGCCAGCACTTGATGCCTTCGCCGCTACGGCGCCTCCGCGATCGAAGCGGCGACGGAGCTCGAGGCCTCGCCGCGCTGCGCTGCGTACGCCATCCGGCGGGGTGAAGCTGTCGGCCATTGTGTTCCCTTTGTGGGTTTACGGGGATGGGCCCAACAATGTCGCAGGGGCGCCGTAAACGGAGCCATCGCTTACGGATCGATGCGGGTGGTCAGCACGCAGCGGCACTGCACGGTCTCAGACGCGGGCGCGTCGGGATCCCCGGGGTACTTGAGCTCGCCCTCGTCCGCCTGCCAGGCCTCGCCGAGCGGACGGCGCTCGCCGTTGAGCCGGGCGTGGGAGCCACGGACGCGCTCGTCCCTGGCCGTGATCCACGTGCGCTGCAGCTTCTGCGGGTCGACCTGGCCCGCGTCGATCGCCTGCTGGTACATCTCCTCGGTGCCCTCGTGCGCCGATCGCAGCGCCTCGGTCCTGCCGATCACCTCAGACCTGTACTTCACGTAGCGCTCGCGGTAGCGGGAGACCATGCGGTCCACCTGCTCGTCAGTCAGGGGCACGCCGTCGCGTATGGAGCGGAGGATGGTGCGGTCGAACCGGCCGTCCCGCAGGTTGCGGTCGAGGGCCTGCATCGAGGGCAGGTTGTCGGCCCGGGCTGTCGTGAGCAGCCGGCGAAAGTTTGCCACCGCCCGCTCCTGCCGGGCCGTCAGCCCTACCGAGTCCCGGAACAGGCGGGCCTGGTCGCGCGGGTTGAGGCCCTGCTCTATCCCACGGCTGAGGGCCGTGCGGAGCACGAGGCGCTGCTCGGCCGTGAACTCGCGGATGAGGCGGAGGCGGTTGCGCTGTATCGCCTGGACGGCGCGGACGTTCGTGCCGTCGAACGACACGGTGACCGTCAGGGCTCCCGACAGGAATCGGGCCGCGTCCTGGGCTGCGTCGGTCAGCGCGGCGCCGTACGCGTTGCCGAGCAGGGCCGCTGCGACCTCGAGCGCTGCCACGGCCTCCTCGAACCTGCCGGCCTCGAGCAGCGTCGCCAGGGCCTCGAGGGTCATGCTGTCGCGGATGACGTCGACCGCCTGCTGGAACGCCTCGCGGAACCGTCGGTCCTGGCGGGCGACCACGGCCTCGATCCGGCTCGCGGGGTCTGTGGCTCCTCCCGGGCGTACCGGCATCTCGGGCTCCTATCAGTCTTCGACCATGAACTCGTACACGGCCGCGGCGGGGTCTCGGCTTATGAGCTTCAGCAGGGTGTAGGAGTCGCCGTCGATCGTGGCCACGTCGTTCACCGCGGGCACAGCGGCCGGCGACACCGTCGCGCCCAGGATGGTGACGACGCCCATGCCCTCGGGGACCTGCGAGCCCTCGCGGCGCTGCGCCCTGGTCTCCACGAAGCCCTTGAAGCTGTGGGTCGACGTCGTCGGGTTGTTGCCCGCCGTGACGTCGCCGGGCGTGCGCGCACCGGCCGACGACTTGGTCAGCGTGCCGCTGCGCACGTCCCCGGCCGCGGCAATGTTGTCCGCAATCGTCTTGGCGATGTCTATGCCGAACAGACTTGGCATCAGGGAAAGGCCTCCGTGAGCTCGGGCGAGTCGCGATCGGTGAACTGCGAGGCGGTGTCGCAGCCGGTCTTGCCGCCGAAGAGCCCGGAGCCGGTCGACAGCAGGTACGGACGGAGGATCGCGAACGCGTCCTCGTCCTTGAGCGCGACGCCGGTCGTCGGACGGAAGAACTCGACCTCGGCCGAGCCCGCCTTGACGCGCTTGGTGTTCGAGCCGCTCGTGCCGGTGCCCGCATTCGCAGCGTCGATCGCAATCGAGCCCGCGAGCAGGATGGTCGCGTCCTCCAGGGCCTGGTCGTACCCGTCGATCGTCGAGTCCAGGCTGAGCAGGGAGATGCGACGCGTCGCCGCAACGAGGTGCGCCCCCTTCGTATCGTCGCTCGCAATGGCCGCCCAGGTCGCGCCGCGCACGGGGTCGACGGCCAGGTAGTCGTCGGCCTCCTGCACGGTGGCGTTGGACGCGTAGTCCACGCTGTTGATGGTGATGGTGGTCGCGGTCACTCGCCATTCTCCTCTTCCTCGGGACGCTCGGGAATCTCGTCCTCCTCGGGATCCAGGGGCGGTCCGCCGTTGTGGCCGAGGCCCGCGTCCTCGTCGCGCGTCAGGTCGTCGATCGGCGAGATGCCGAGCAGCGCACGGACGTCGTTGATGGCCGGGTCGTCGGGCTCGAGCATCGCGCCAGCCTGGGCCATGTCGCGGAGGGCGCCCGTGATCTGGTCGATGTCCCGGTACTGGACCGCCTCGGGCTTCATCTCCGGCATCGCGTCCTCGTCCCAGCCGTTGAGGCGGAAGAGGGTGCGCATCAGGTCCTCGCGGAAGCCGTCAGCCAGCTCGTCGAGCGTGGAGTCGACGGTCAGGGAGAACTGGTTGGTCTTGTCCTTCGACAGCGCGTGGCTGCCGGCGTCGCCGTCGCCCAGGATGATCGACTCGACGCCGAGCACGCGGGCAATCTCGCGGTTGATGCGCTCGATGGCCTTGGCCATGTCGGGCAGGCTCGTCTGGCTGCCGTCGAGCAGGGAGAGGTCGAACTTCTTCTGCGACGACGGGGAGGTGCGCTCGTCGGTCGTGGCGAACACCTCGCTGTCGATGAGCAGGCCGAGCTCCGGGTTCTTGACGTGCTTCTCGACGAACTTCTCCAGCGGCGCGACCGCCGCCTTGGCGTCGGCCTCGGTGATGACGCCGTCCTTGACCATCTGGCGCAGCTCGGCGTACGGCGCGCGGCCGACCGGCACGCCGCGCAGGTCGGTCTCGAACCCGAAGCCCTCGAGCTGCTCGTACCTCGCCAGCCGCCTGGCCGGCCCGACTATGTGACGGAAGAGGCCGAGGCCCTCCGGGCTGTCGGACAGGCTGTCGTCCACCAGGTAGAGCAGCTTGCTCCGGGGCAGGTAGGTCTCCTGCTGGTCCTGCGGGTTGCGCTGCGTGACGCCCTGGACGGTGCCGTCCGTGAGCACGTCCCAGCGCTCGATCGTCGCCTGCGAGCGCGGCGCCACGTCCATGAGGGTCAGGAGGCCGTCGTCGCGTCGGCGTGCGGTCCACTCCTGGATGCTGAAGCCGTAGAAGCGGTACATGGCCGCACGGCGGACGATGCGGGCCCAGCTCGTCACCGGGTCGTCGATCATCATCTCCTCGACGAGCTCGGCGTACTTCTGGCCGTCCGGGTGGTCGGCCGGATCGAACGTCCAGGCCGCCTTGGCCGCGAGGTTCAGGAAGTACCGGACGCCCGCCGCGGCGACCGAGCAGTTCGCCAGCACGGTGGAGAAGGTGCGGTAGCGCTCCTGGTCGCTGAGCGTGTTGTCCTTCTCGTTCGAGACGACGTGGCCGCCGTAGATGGCGGTGCCCATGTGGCCGAGGGTCTCCGTCGGCCGGGGGTTCGCGTTGCGGCTGCCGCCGAGCAGCGTCTGGAACATGTTCTCGAGAGGGCGGGCTGCCATTCGTCGGTTCTCCGGTGAGTTCGGAGCCGACGATAGCCCACGTTGCGCTCGGGCCGGGGCCCTCGTTGTCCGACGGCAGCCGTGCGCCATGCGACGCGGACCGGAACACGCGGAACGTCCCGCTGCCGTCGGACTCCAAGCAGGGCCGGGGCGGGGGCCTCGATCGTCCCCCTTTAATCCTGCGCGCCGTGAACCCCGGGGCCTGGTTGCGTTTTACGGCCGCCGCCACACTGCCGCCTGCTATCGCCTGCGGACCGTGTCTCCGTACTTGGCCGTGTTCTGCAGCCGGCCGAGCTCCGCCATCACGGCGCCGGCGGTCGTCGCGCGGCCCTTGATGCGGGCGTGGATTCCCTCGTTGAGCTCGAGGATCGGAATGTCCTTGAGGGGCTTGCCGGTCCGCTGCTCCGCGTCGCGGCACATGTCCCGGGCGATCGCCAACGCGACGCTCTCCTTGACGGTCAGCAGCTCGCCGCCGACGATCGCGGACAGCCCGTCGCCCCGGCCGCCGTTCATGGTCAGCTTGCCCAGGCCGGCCTTGAGCCTGGCCTCGGTCTCCTCCTGCTGCTCGCGCGCCTCGCCCGTCAGCTCGATCCTGGACTCGGTGAAGCCCTCGCCCCGGTGGGCGACGTCCTCGGGCGCGTACAGGAACTCGTCCTTCTGCGGCTTGCTCATCGTTCGTTCTCCTCGTTGTTGGCACAGTCGTCGGGGTGCTCGCCGGTCAGGCGGCACCGCATCGCCGGCAGGGTCATGTTCCCAGTCTGCACCAGGGTCTGGTAGGCGTTCGGGCAGTCGCCCCACTTTCCGCGGCAACGATGCTTGCGGACTATGGGGACTGAAACCCTCGGAGCGTGCTTAGCCATCGGTCAGCTCCCCGAAGTCAATTGAGGCCTGCGGCATGGGACGACCATGCTCACCGACGAGGTCCTCGATCACGAGGCTCGCGCAGTGCCGGTCGTACTCCTCCTCCATCGGCTTGTTCTGGACCTCGATGAAGTCGGCCAGCTTGCGGAGGAGCCTGGCGTCGTAGTAGCCCCGGTTCTCGGTCGGCCACAGCGCCCAGCCGAGGCTGCTGATCGTGTAGACCAGGTCGCCCTGCTCGATGCAGCGGATCAACCAGCGACAGTCCTCCTCCGTGAAGGCCTCCATGCCCGGGAGGGTCAGGTCGACCCTCTCGAGCGTGGTGGCGATCGACGGCAGGAGCTCTGACAAGTCAACGCTCATCCGACTATCCTCGCGCGCTTGCAGAAGACGCACTCGAGCTGCCCGATGGCGAAGATATGCTCGCCGTCGGGCGTGCCTGTGCAGCGCCCCTCCTCCTCGTACGGCGGGGTCTTGCCGAACGGGCTCTCCTTGCGGACGACCCTTTTCATGACTTCTTCTCCTTGCATGCCCTGCACCGGAGACCGGGCAGGACGCAATGACCATAGAGGATTGCCAGGACGAAGTCGGCCGTGACGTACGTCAGCCCAAGGATGAGGGCTAGGATGGCTCCGTCCTCGGCGCTCATCGGAAGTAGATGGCGCAGAACCGCGCCGTCTCCGCCTCGGGGCCGTAGAGCTCGATCATCCGCTGCGCCAGCCAGTTGGCCGAGGCGATCGGGTGGGCGAGCTGCTGGCTCGGGTCCAGGCGCCGGTGATGGATGACGCCGTGGTTGATGGGCGAGTGGGCGTTGCAGATGAGAGGCAGCGACCCGAAGGCGATGCCCGCGATCACGAGCCTCTCCTCCGCGTGCAGCTCGCCCTCGGGCGTGTCCCTGTACTCCATGTGGACCTTGTGGCCCGGCTGGAGCACCTCGTACTGTGAGCCCGGCGACACCATGCGGACGGTGTTGCAGCCAGTGCCGGCGAGAGGCATGTACGCCCCGATCGTCAACATGGGGATGAGGTCGGGATGGTTGCTCATGCCAAGGCCTCCATCAGACGGCCAACCGTGACGCGCTCGCCGGCCTTGGCCATCTCGTCGGCGATGCCGCGCAGCTTGCGCTGGACGGGCGTGACGTTGGAGGGCATCCGGGCCAGACCGAGCATGCGGCGAACGGCCGAGGACTCAAAGCCCTTGGCCTTCTGCTCGTCGACCGTCATGCGGTGACGGACGCGGGCGCGACGCTTGGCGAGGCCCCGGTCGGAGGTCTCCGAGCCGGTGACGTCCTTCTCCTCGACGAGGCCTGCGGCCAGGGAGGCGCGGACGACCAGGTCGCGGACGTAGGGACGGCCGGGCTTGACGCTCGGCGTGCGGAAGCCGGACGGGTTGGCGTTCGCCATCATCACGGCGTGCTCTGCGAAGGCGCTTGTGCCCAGCACGAGTCTTGCGGTCTGCATTCTACATTCTCCTCATCGGTCTGCTTTGAAATAGCCGTCCAAGTGTACGGCGGTCACGAGGACGCGATGCCATCGATCGCCCTCTCGTTCTTTGATGCGCACCCGCTTGCCGACCTCGAGACGATCTGAGCCATGGAGGTGGACCAGGGTGGGTACGGTGCCCAGCTTGCATGGCCGGGCCTTGTCGAGCCAGTCGCTCACGAAAACGCCCTGACCACGGCGACGTGGCGGGAGGGCCATGCGCCTGCAATGCCGAGCACGCGAAAGTCGACCCCGTCGTACTCCGCCACCGTCTCGAACTCTAGGCCGTCGACCTGCACGTCGTACAGGCCGGGCTCCATGGACGCCCTGCGCTCTATGGCCTCCTCGGCCTCACGCTGCTGTATGTCCTCTATTGTCGTTTTTCTTGGCTTCGGCACTTTTGGCTCCTACTGTCTGATCGCCCCTTGATGCCGACTTGAGGGGCAGACGCATCCCAGCAATTCAGCCCTGGATGAGCCTCGGGCCGAAGCCCCCACCCGCCGCCGCGCCGACCGGGGGACGCGAGCCGCGCGACCGGCGGATGGTCTCGAGCATGTACCTGACGGAGTCGATCGTATGGTTGTCCTTGTCGGCCAGCTCGTTCAGGACCTCGTCCGTGTGCTTGTCGACCTTCCACTCGTAGAGGTTCATCTCGTCCTCGACGTGCGTGCAGCTCGGGTGGACGACGATGTCGTAGGACTGCATGAACTCCACGCCGTCCATGATCGAGCCGGGGCCCTTCTTGGCCGGGATGATGTCGAAGCCTCTGGCCTTCATGTAGGCAATAGTCTCGGGGCGCGCCGAGTCCGCGGTGATGCGCGTCCGCCTGGCGTGCGGTAGGCCCGTGAAGCCCCACCGGTTCGTCCACTGCGGCGGGTCGCGATCGTCGGTGCCGGCGAACAGCGCGGGCGTGTCGTCGATCGCGCACTTGACCCGCCAGGCCTCGTGCCGGATATAGAGGGTGCGGCCGATCACGTACCCGCCGATCAGGACGGTCGGGTCGTTCGCGAAGCCCCAGTCCGCGCCGTACAGCAGCCGCGCGCCCTCGGGGACCTGGTCGTCCAGGTCGTCGACGCGCCAGTTGGAGAAGACCTTCGCCTCGCTCCGCTGCAGCGGGTGGCCCTCCCAGACGTGGAGCCACTTGTCGCGGTCGCGGCCCTTCATCCACATCATCTCGTCCCAGAGGACCTTCGGAAAGAAGGGATTGTCGCGCCAGTTGACCTGCTGGACCCAGGCGTCCGGCGGGGGCGTGCCACCCAGGAAGAGCTTGTCGACCGGGTCCTCGCGGCTTCGCCTGTTCCAGGAGAAGATTATCTCGGAGCCAGGCTTGCGGATGGTTGGTGTGAGCAGGTCCAGGCTGGACTGGCTGCACCGGTCTGCCTCCTCGACCCAGGCGCCGTCGAGGTCCTCCATCGACTTCACGCTGTCGGGGTTCGACTTGAGCCCTGCGAACAGAAAGTGCGTGCCGTGCGGGCCGCGGATGCCGTCCCTCGTGACCTGGTACTCGCCCTGGGCCTTGTGCTCGACGATCTTGTCCTGCAGGAGCTGGTGGACCGACGTCGACAGGGACTTCTGGATCTCGCGGGCACAGAGGAAGCGCATGCGGCGCTTCCGGCCCTCGGTGACCAGGTAGTCGGCGATCGAGTGGGACTTGGCCGAGCCGCGCCCGCCGTGGACCGCCTTGTAGCGTGCCGGTCGGTAGAGACCCTGGAAGGCGGTCGGAATCTCGCGGTCTATGACTGTCGTGCGTGCCGCCATGTCAGTCCTCAGGAGGGGGTGGGTCCGCCATGCCTACGTCGGCCAGCTGCGTCATCGGGACCGTCGTGCCGGCCAGCTCGTGGGTGCAGTCGCGGCAGAAGTTGATCTGGCCTCTGGTCACGATGTAGTGGCAGCAGTGGTCGAGCGCATTGCCCTGGGCGTCCCGGACGTACTCGCCAGTCCACTCGCCGTCCTTTATCTCGCGATGCTTCCCTGTGATCTTGACGCTCGGCGTGAAGGTCGGTGACCAGGCATTGCCGTCGAACGACCAGGACCCGGGAATCCAGTGCATCTCCTGGCAGGCAGGGCACCAGTGCGAATGGCCGCGACGCGGGTCTTCGGCCTCGGCCACTACGCGGAGGAAAGGTCCGAGCTGGCCCATCAGCTATCCAAGGGGTCGGGCTTGTCGAGCTTCGGGCGCCCGGTCTCCTCGTCCCACTCGACGTTGTCCCAGTCGGGCGGGTCGACGAAGTTCACGCGGACCTCGACGCGGCCGGCACCCTCGGCGCCAGGCACGGACACGTCGACCGTCCCGCCGCCGGAGCGCTTCGAGGACCGGACCTCGGGCACGACGGCCGTGGCGAGCAGCTCGAGCATGCGGTCGCTGTGGACCGTCTCGGTCAGGGGGATGGGTTCGAAGTCGTCGTCCAGGAGCAGCTCGGTCGGCTTGAGCGGGTTGCGACGGTACTGGACCTCGCCCTTGTAGACCACGACGCGCTCGATGCCGACGGCGCGCTGCTGGACCAGCTCGCGCAGGTGGTCGGCGTACTGGAGGCGCGCCTCGGCCAGGTTGGCCGCGAAGTCCTCGTCCTCGCCCTTCCACTTGTAGACCAGGTCGGGCGACACGCCAGCGATCTTGGCCGCAGCCGACAGGCTTGGCGCCGTGCGGTATGCGACGACGACCTGCTCCTTGCGGAGGGGCGTGAGTTCTGCGGACGTCTGGCTCATGCGGGTCTTGTGCCACGTTGGGGCGTCCCGCATGAGCCAGCGTGTTGGCGTCAGTCGATCCAGCGCGGAGTGACGTCGGCCGCCGCGACCGCCTTGCCGTCCTCGCGGACGCGGAAGCGGACGTCGGTGCCGGAGGGCTCCTCGTCCATCAGGAGGTTGACCGTCCGCAGCGCGAGCTTGAGCTTCTGCTCCCAGGACAGGTCGCCCTGGGCGGGGCGCTCCTGACGGCGTGCCGCGCTCCCGGGCTGGCTCCCCTCGGGGTGCCTCTTCGACGTGTAGCCCCGCATGCTGTCGGCCTTGAAGACCAGGCCGAGGTCCGCGCCCTTGACCCTGGCCGTGATCGGGACGGTGGCCCCGAACATCCGCAGGTTGGGGTCGCGCGGCATCTGGGCCCGCGGGTGGTACTTGCCGTCTTCGCCCTGCGGGAAGAAGGGCTCGAACTCCCGCTCGTGCCCCTGGTGCAGCTTGAACCAGACGATCAGGTGCTCGCCCTGGATCGTCGAGCCGTTGTAGCGGACGTGGTTCCGGTCGCCGAGGCGCCCTCCCCGCATCATCAGCGCCACGCCGCTGTCGGTGTGCGAGACCTTGAAGTTCGAGGGCGGTAGCTCCGTCCACCCGGGAGGGGCGTACTGCTCGAGGAGGTTCTGGGTTGACATGGTAGTTCATCCTTTCAGCCGGCCTGGATTGACCGGTGACTGGAGCATGGCACGAGGGGGCTATACGATGTGCCCCTCAAAACTTCCCAGCATTCTTTAGTGTACTGCTGGTACTTCCTGGCGTATAAGGGAGCATCAACAAGGAGAACTGCAATGCTGCGTGAGATTACATCGCTCGACTGGAATGCCGCCAAGTCCTACAAGACCGAGGCCAACCTGAGGAAACGCATCCAGGAGGACAAGGACCTCTACCCCGAGCACGATGACCGCTTCATCGTGGTCCGCACGCCGGAGGGGCGCTGGACGGCGATCGTCATCCTCGACAAGTCGACGGGCGGCTACATGGGGCGCTACGAGTTCATCAGGGTCTGACGCCGCTGCCACGGCGTCTAGGGGGCCGGCGGGGAGACCCGTCGGCCCCTTTTGCTATGCGGTCACTCGAAGCACCGCGCACAGGTGTCCTTGTCCGACATGGGCCCCGAGGGGTCCGTCGTGAAGCGCGCAGGGACCCTGTCTAGGCGCTCGACCTGGCGCCTCCTATCGTAGAACCCTATCCCGCAGTACGTCGTGAAGCCCGTCGAGCCGTGCCACTTCTTCGACGACGGGAAGCGGACGAGGTCCATCAGGCCTTTCCGAGCAGGCTGAGGTGCAGGCGGGCGCGTCGCTCCGCAGGGTTC